CTTAGAGGGAATACTCATACCCTGTGTGTCAATTTTATCTTGTCTCATTTGTAGTAACTCAATGAACCATTCCCATTCCATTTAATTTATATTCCCAAATAAATTGTTAATTACCATAGGAAGTAAACGATGTTCTGCTCTCTGAACTCTGTGATGTAATGTCTCTTCTGTATCTCCGGCACAAATAAGAACAGAAGAAGAATCAATACATCCCCCAGAGTCTAACTCTTCAGTCACATAATGAACTGTGCATCCAGTAATTTTGTCTCCACTATCTAGTGCCTGCTTAACGGCATTAAGACCTTTATACTTTGGAAGTAATGATGGATGAATATTAATTATCTTATTCGGAAAAGCATTAATCAATCCCGGTGTAACAATTCTCATCCAACCCGCAAGAACTACTAAATCAACTTTGTGCCTATTAAGTTTATCAATGATTTTTTGTTCATCAATACTCTTAATACGACAGTTGGGAATACCCAATCGGTCTGCCCTTTCTTGAGCACCACATCCTTTGATATTGTAGATCATAACTACAACTTCATGGTCTGGACAATTCTCAACGATGTTCTCAAAGTTAGTTCCATTTCCAGAACACATGACTCCAATTCTCATTTAAGTCACAGAACCAGTTTTTTAGAGTTTGGAGTAATCAACTTACTACCAAACATTTCGTTATACTTCTTACAGACATCCTCTTGGACTTCTGCAACATATACAACATGAGTTTTGGAAATCGTAATCTCTGGGTCTTCTTTACTAATCACGGTTGCCCATGGAGCAAATCCAACACCATTATTAGTTGGAAGAACTACAAGACCATTTTGGACTGTGATAGTTTCTTCTGTCTCAGATAGAAGTTCTGCGATAACTTCTTCTCCGGTCACAATTCGTAGCAATTTTACATCAATCATTTTAATTTACCTCAACTAAACTCACATTCTACCATTATTTCAGTCAAACAGGCAAGTAAGTTTATTTCCTGATCTGCCACAAATGCCATTTGATACTGATACTTAGCAAGCACAAGCACAGCAGCAGGAATACTATTCGGAACCAAGGAATCATAACAAGCATCGTAAATACGACGCAGTAGGACAGTAGTATCATTGTCCAGGTTATTGACAACCCATTTACGTACTTCGGGAAAATTCTTCTCTTTAAGGTTTTTAACCAGTTCATTGACTGCTACATCCGAAAAAGTTGCAAGAATACCAGAGTCGATTTTCCCACTTACAGAATATCTTTGGCATTCATTAAGAACACGTCTCCAATCAGGAAAGTGCTTATTGATTAATTCTACCAGGACCTTGTTATCATATTCAACACCTTCTGCATCCAAGATTTGTTGGATACGTTTGAAGAACTGTGCTGCAATACCCTGTCTTTCTTTTCCTTTGATTCCAAACTCAACGACGGCACACCGAGAATGTAAGGGTTCGAGGATTTTGTTTTTGTAGTTGCAGGTGAAGATGAATCTGCAATTGCCAGCGAACTCCTCAATAAACGCCCGTAACAGGAGTTGTACATCGTTGGATGTGTTGTCAGCTTCGTCAATGATGATGACTTTGTGTTTAGAATCTGACGTAAGCGATACGGTCGAAGCAAAGTTTTTCGCATTATTTCTGACGGTATCAAGGAATCGTCCCTCATCGGATCCATTGATGACATAAACATCTACTCCAAGTTCTTTACATAATGCCTTTGCTACTGTTGTTTTACCGATGCCTGGAGGACCGGCAAGTAGCATATTAGGTATCTCTCCCTTATCTAGGAAAGATTGAAATGTCTTCTTCGTACTCTCAGGAAGAATACATTCTTCAATAGTTTGTGGTCGATACTTCTCAACCCAGATGAAGTTGCTCATAATCAAATCTACTTGTCCTTTAGTATACCACAACCTTTCGGTTCTGTGTCCAAATCCATACCCTGTCCTTGATTGTCCGTCTTTGGACTTCCCTCATTTTTCTTTTCAGTTTTTTGAAATGAAACTCTTTTGTATCTGTTAGCAAATATGTCTGGACACCAATAAGTTACAATCCAATTAACGGTAGGATTTAGTTCCATATGTTTCTCAACACTATGTTTCATAATACCTATTTGAATGTATCCATCGTGCATAATACATCCACCACTCTCTAATGAATAAAGATAAAGTGTTTTTATTTTTTCTTCTTTCACTCTACACCCATTCAGGTTTACGATTTGGCAGTCTCAAGTAATTATCGCATACCCATGGTTTAGATGCAATATACATCTTATATGCTTCGATGGTACTTATATTCATATCAAACTTAAACTCTTCAGGCATTGCACGAACAAAAGGAGTGAGTTCTGATTGATGAATAGCATCTAATGGGAAGATCTTATTTGCATGTGCGAGAGTATGAAGACATGAATGAATTTTTCCATAACGATTAGAATACTCTTCACATAATGCAAGACCGTGCCGGATCAACCATCGGGCATTTGCGGCAGTTTCGTTTGCCCATATTGTGCAGGGGTGATTGCGGAAAGCACCCTTATCGGTCGCATATGGGGTTCCATCGGTCTTAGGGAGAGTTCCATATCCGTGCCCCCATTTGTCTGAGGCAACGATAGAGAGCATCTGACAGCACTCTAGGGGCATCTTGACGATGTGCTTATCAGGAAGAACCTGTGCCGACTTGACTGGACTTTCATCCGTCACAAAAATATTCATGTTAAGAGTTTGCTAAAACTGATTGCCAGTAGGAACATAAGCATTATAACCACATCCCAAGATTTTGTCCTTATAAAGTAAGGAACTGAAATCATATCAGCAACAAAGTGAAGCATCACTCCAAGAGTTATATTGATATGAAGAACAACAAAATATGCAGTAATCACTAGAATACTACCAGTTATTCTCATTGGGACATCAACTTTGGTCATTTCAAAGGTCGAGTAAAGATTTCAGATACAATGTCTGTTGCACCCATTGCCTCATACATATAAGTCGCACCGGATCGTGGATTTGTATGGTCTCCACATGTAAAAACATCACATACTGCCATACCATTCTCCGGCCATGTATGAATACTAATGTGAGACTCGGCAAGAAGTGCTATGGCAGTTACACCATGAGGATCAAACTTATGTGATGAAATATTCAGCAATGTGCTTTCGGCAAGGTTTGATGCATTTGCCAGCACATTGCGAATGTGTGCTTCATCATCTAATAATCCATATGGACACCCCTTAAGGGTGAAGAGAATATGTCTCATCCGAATGTTGAATCAGGTTCCAGAGCAATATAATACTTGAGATTGTGTTGTGTGTTTGTGAACTGTGACAGAAGTTTAGAGGAGACTACTACCTCATAGGCACCAGGAATAATCTTGATGTTTTCTACCTTAAAGTTAAATTCAAACTCATCACTGGTCTCACCAACAACAATGGCATATTCGTTAGAAGTATCATTCTTCTTATCACGAACCACCAGTTTGATAACACCATTCTCACCAATCGCAGACATATCAGGCAGTTGATATACTGCTGCTGCTTTGGTCAATTTTTCAAGTGTTACACTATCCAACTGGAAACATACATCTTGAGATGGCAATGTAATCTCCTTCTCCGGAGGAGCAATAATTACATTTGGATCGGCAAAGAAATACTTCACGCGACGTTTGCCTTCTTTGATACTCAAGTAACTGTCTTGATTGAAATCAAGGTCAGGATCCTGATGAAGACTCAAACCGTTCAAGAATTGATTGAGATCATAAATTGCAAAGTCCCGTGGGAAATCTTCTTTGATTTCTGCTTCGGCAAGAATGTTCTTTGCCACAGAGATAGTGCGAAGTTTGTTGCCTTGCTTTACAAGAATAGAGTTATTGATACCCGCAAAGTTCTTGAGGATAGCAAGTGCATTGTCAGACAGTTTCATTGTGTATTCTTTGAGTTTCATTATTATTGAGGGTAGATTTCACGATTTGCATTCTTATCATTGAAATGCATTAGAAGAACAGCATAGTGGAGAATCTTAATTATATCACGACGTGCCGTGCCTTTCTTATCATATCGTGATGCATACTTAAGAATATTAGATCTACAGAATGCTTCACCATCACCACAAGCTTCAATCAAATCCAGTGTTTGAATTTTATCATCACCAGCAGAGTAATGTTGTCTGTAAGTTCCTCTAATATATTCAAGAAGTTCTTTTACAATTTCCTCTTCATTATATTTAAAAGGAGTTGCTGATGAACTAGTAATATCAATATTACCACTTGATATATTTAAATTAATGTGGTCTTGACCTTCGGCACCTCGAAGGTGAGTACCTATGTTCAAAGTGTTGTCATCCATTTTTAAAATTTCATCGTATAGCATGGACCAAGAGTTAGTCATAACTTATTATATCAAATATTTGCTCCACCGTCAATCACATAAATGCGATCACTTTCTACAGGCATCACAAAGTCGGCATCCACTTTGTCATAGAGTTCCAAGAATGATTGTTTGGTCTCATCATCAAAACGACTTACACAAACTTGAATTGATTTTGCTTTATCTTTGAAGATGCTGAAAGCACGGATGATATGAACCAAACGACGGGTGCTGATAATTTCATCAATACCTCCATCATAGAAAGTTTTGCGAATAATGTCTGCCCAGTCAACAAGACGTTTGCAGAAGTCACGATCTTCCACTCCAAGATCCAAAGCAATACCCTCAAGGATTTTCTGTTCAGTCGCAGGAGTAGGATACGTCTGCTCAAACGTTACTGGGAAACGTTCCAAGAATGCTTCGTTGAGAACATTAGTGCCGATAAAACGACCATCATCAGAACCTTTACCTTTTGTGTTCGCAGTGGCAAATACATTGAAACCTTTTGTTGGTTTTACATACTTACCAATTTTTTTCAAGAACACACCTTTACCTTCAAGGATGGACTGGAGACAGAGGATTTTGTTAGAAGCAAGGTCAACTTCATCGAGTAACAGGATTGCTCCTCTCTGGAGTGCTTCAGTGACAGGTCCGTTATGCCAAACAGTTGCCCCATCGACAAGACGGAAACCACCAATAAGATCGTCTTCATCAGTCTCAATAGTAATGTTTACACGAATCAGTTCACGTCCAAGTTGAGCACAAGCTTGCTCTACAGACAACGTTTTACCATTACCCGAAAGACCCGTAATAAACGTTGGATAAAAAAGATTGGACTGAATAATTTTTTTAAGATCACCAAAGTTACCAAACTTGACGAAAGTATCATCTTTATCAGGAATCAAATTCTGCTCAATAGTAGGCATGGCAGGAGGTGCCTGATAAGTTTTCTCAAGTTTTTCCTGAATGGTCAGGTTCCACTTACCACGACCAACTTTATAATCAGCAATTTTATTTGTAACTGTCTGATAGTTGGATCCATTCATCGCACACCAAGCACGAATATCAGCACCCGTCACAGACTCTCCATAAAGTTCCCGTAAAGAAGTGCGGATATAATCAGCAGAAAGAGACATGATCTTGTTTTCTTTGTTTCAACTGAAGTTATTATACAAGAAAAAAGGGGTCTTGACGACCCCCAGTGGACAGTTTAAGAATTGGTCAGATGCTCTTTCAACTCTTTAACCATCTTTCTGCGAGAGTGTCTTTTATCCAACTCAATACCAAGAGTTCTACCATATTCTTCAAGTTCATCCTTACTCATTTCATCGATAGAAACATCACTCTCATACGATAAAGTTTCGACAGATTCTTCCACAACTTCTTCTGCAACAATGGGATCAGGAGCAATTGCTTCTGCCGGTTCTGAAGGAACTGCAACTGGAGTAGGTTGTGCAGGTGCTGCTGGCACATTTCCAATCATTTTTGAAAACATTGACATTCTTAATACCTAATATTATTTAAAAATATTTATCAAGCAATAAGTCCAACAAACTCATTTAAGATTTTCTTATTCATTTTTTTACCCTTCAAACTCTTCATGAAAGATTTTTTGATTTGAGTTTTAGAAGCATCTTCTGATACATCAAATTCAGATTCACTTGCAAGAGTTGTTGCTGAAAGTGCAATATAAGAATGATATCCAGAATTTTTGATAGCAAATGAT